GTCGGAGCTAGTTTCGCTGCTAACATCATCCATGTTGTAAAACACCGGCGGGGGCGTTAATAAATACGACTTTCGTGAATAGTAGGCAATGCCGCAAGCTCTGCCAGGTGTCTCCTCCTCCACTCCTCCCGCCCAGGCCCGAGCGGGAAACGGGTTCCTGCGGGTGGTCTCCGGGGCGGATCTGGACCAGCAGGACCGCGACCAGGTGCAGGCCCAGATCAAGGCGCGGCAGAAGCAGTCGAGCGTGCCCGATCTCGGGTCTTATATCCGCCGCCGCTGGCAAATGTTCCGCAACCACCGCAACACCGGCAACAACTCGCTCAATGAGCGCCTGCTGCGTGCCCAGCGCATGTTCGAGGGTAAATACGACGAGCAGAAACTCCAGCAGATCCGCCTGTTCGGCGGCTCAGAGGTCTATTCCCGCCTCGTTGCGGTGAAGTGCCGTGGCGCCACCAGCCTGTTGCGCGATGTCTATCTGTCCCCCGAGCGGCCCTGGGCGATCCAGTCCGAGCCCGACCCGCCGGTGCCCGATGAGATCCAGCAGCAGATCATGCAGCTGATCGGGGCCGAGGCGCAGAACCTGGCGATGTCGGGCGCGCCGGTCACCGACGACCAGCTGCACACAAGGTATTTCTCGCTGATGCACGCCGCCCAGGCCGCGGCAAGGCGCAACGCCACGCTGCAAGCCAACGCCGCCTCTGACAAGGTGGACGACATCCTCGTCGGCGGCCAGTTCTATGAGGCGCTGAACGACTTTCTGATCGATCTTCCGCTGTTTCCGTTCGCCGTGCTGAAAGGCCCGGTGGTGCGGATGGTGCCCAGACTCAAGTGGATACAGGGCCAGCCGTCGCTCCAGAACCGGCCCCAGATGTTCTGGGAGCGTGTATCGCCCTTTGATGTTTATTGGACCCCTGGCGCCTCGCGCATCGAGGACGCCGAGATCATCGAGCGGATGCGCCTCTCGCGCGCCGATCTGAACGATCTGATCGGGCTGCCCGGTTACGACGAACAGGCGATCCGCAACGCGCTCGACGACTACGCCAACGGGTTGCGCGAGTGGCTGGACGCGCCCGACACCGAGCAGGCCCTCCAAGAGGGCCGCGAAAATCCGAATATGAATATCAGCCACTACATCGACGCCATCGAGTACCACGGCAACGTCCAGGGTAGCGTTCTGCTGACCGAGGGCGTCGATCCGAAGCTGATCCCCGATCTCGACCGCGACTACATGGTGCAGTCCTGGGTGGTCGGGCGCTGGACGATCAAGACGCAGCTCTCGCCCAGCCCGCGCCAGCGCCATCCGTATTTCGTTACGAGTTACGAGAAAGTGCCGGGCACCATCGCCGGGCACGCGCTGCCTGACATTCTGGAAGATCTCCAGGAGATCTGCAACTCGGCGCTGCGCGCGATGGTCAACAACTCGGCCATCGCCTCCGGCCCCCAGGTCATCATCAACGACGAGATGGTCTCGCCCACCGAGTCGGGCGACGAGCTGTATCCGTGGAAACGCTGGCACGTGTCGGGTGATCCGATGGGCAATCAGCGCGATCCGATCAGCTTCTTCCAGCCTAATTCGAACGCCCAGGAGCTGATGACGATCTATCAGCAGACCACCAACATCGCGGACGAGATCTCCGCCATCCCACGCTACATCACCGGCTCCGAACGCCTCGGCGGCGCCGGGCGCACGGCCTCGGGACTGTCCATGATGATGGGCAATTCCAGCAAGGTCCTCCAGACGGTCTCGGGCAATGTGGATCAGGACATCCTGAAGCCGCTGCTGGCCGGCATGTACGACATGATCATGCTCACCGACACGTCGGGCCTGCTCACCGGCGAGGAGGAGGTGCGCGTCAAGGGCACGGACGTGGCCATCCAGCGCGACACCGAGCGCCAGAAGCAGCTCCAGTTTCTGCAAATCACGGCCAATCCGATCGACGCGCCGATCATTGGCGAAGTGGGACGGGGCCGCCTGCTGCGCGCGCTCGCCCAGGGGCTTGGCCTGCCCGACGATCTCGTGCCCGACGACCAGACGCTCCAAGCCCAGGTCCAGGCGGCCAAGCAGATGGCAGCCGCCGGCCAGGCGCTGACGGAGGCGGGCGGCCAGCCGCCGCCGGGCCAGGGCATGCAGGGCGGGGGCAATGCGCCGAACCAGCCGGGCCAGGGTCCGCCGGTCTCGGCCGCCGGACCGCCCAAGCCTGGCGGGCCAGCCCAGCAGGCCCAGGGCCAGCAGCAGAGACGCGCGCTTCCCGCCCGTCTGGGCGACCACGCGCCGCCGATCAACCAGTTCCAACAAGGTGGAGGTATGACGAATGTCTGACCAACGGCAGAGCTACGGCAAGCTGAAAAGCACTGGCAAGCTCCAGGGCGCCCAATCCAGCCTGAAAACCGGCGAAAACGGCCCGACCGGCAGCCCGCGCCACTACCCCAAGGGCAAGGGCGGAAGCTCGCCCCACAACACCGCCTGGAACCCCGCGAAGATGAAGGGCTCCACCTACGGGATCGGCGGCGTCTGATGCCGGGCAACAGCTACCTGCCGCCGCCCGGTGCCGGCGGCAGCCTGTTCTCGGGCGGCATCGGCCACGCCGGCAAGTCCGCCACCGCGCCCGCCCCTGGCGGCGGCGGCAAGAACAGTCGGACCGAAAATCTGCACAGTCCGCACAGCGGTCTGATGAGCACGATCACCGGCGGCGACCCGATGATGCGCTCGATGGGTCACTACGGTAAGAAAAACGGCGGCCTGTCGCAGATCCGTGGCGGGGCCGGCGGCACCAAGCGCACGCCGCGCAAGGGCGGCCTCGGGCCGGGCGCGATGTCCACGCCGGGCACCAGTGCGAACTATTCCATGACCAACCCGGACCTCGAATAATGGCGGGCATCAACCTCGGCACGCCCGCCTGCGAAGCGATCCGCGAGCTGCGCGGCAACCCCGATTTCCAGAAGTTCGTCCAGGCGATGGGCGAGCGCGTCTGGGACTACACGCGCAACTCGCTCGAAAGCCCGCCCGAACACCGCATCGACCAGACCGCCTACGCCAAGGCGATGCTCGACGTGTGGGTGGCGATCTCGGCAGAAATGACCGGCAACGGGCAGCAGCGCACCAAGCAGGCGCCGGTCGGAACTGAACGGATGAAACAGAATGCCTGACGACCAGAGCCGGTTCGAACAGCCCAACCTGCCAGCGGCGGTGCGCCGCCAGATGGCCGAGGCTGAGCAGCTGGCGCGCGAAGCCGGCGTGCGCAACGTGCCGGAAGCCGAAGGCGCCCCCCCTGGCGCCCCTGAGGGCGCGCCGCCGCAGGCCGCCCAGGAGCCGCAGCAGTCAACCGAGACCCGGTTCGACCTGTCGCAGCCGGCCGAGGCGCCGCCCGAAGCGCAGCCGGACGCGCCCCCGCAGGACGACAACTGGGAGCATAAATACAAGTCCCTGCAAGGCCGGTTCGACGCTGAGACCAACCGCGCCCGGCAGATGCGCAGCGAGCTCGACAGCCTGCGCGACGTGGTGGCCTCGCTCCAGCGCCCGCAGCAGCAGCCGCAGCAGGGCTGGGCGCCGCCGCCGTCCCACGAGATCCCGCAGGCCGACGTGGACAACTTCGGCGCCGACCTGATCGAGGCGACGCAGCGCTGGGCCGATGCCCGCGTGGCGCCGCGGCTTCAGGAATACGAGCGCCGGATGCTGGCGCTGGAGGGCACCCAGCACCAGCTGCAAGCGCAGACCGTGCAGCAGCGCTGCGACGCCGAGCTTGACCGTGGCATGCCGAACTGGCGCCAGATCAACGTGAGCGACGACTTCATCGACTGGCTCAACCAGTACGACACATTCTCGGGGCAGCCTCGTTTGGGGATGCTCCAGGAAGCCTACAGGGCCGGGCAAGGCGCCCGGTGTCTGGCCTTTTTCCGCGCCTACACACAGGAAGTTTCTGCGGTTCCGCAACCGCTGGGGATTTCACCGTCCCCCTCGCCGGCCCCTGGAGCCGGCGCGGGACAGGTGCCCCTGGCGCAACTTGCATCGCCTGGACGTGGCTCCGGCCCGCTCCAGTCACCCGGTAACGCCCCTGCGCAACGGACGTGGAACGGGGATGAGATCATGCGGCTCGCACGCGAGCAGCAGCGGGGTCTCTGGCGCGGACGGGAAGCCGAATACGAACGTCTGCAACAGGACATCATCGCTGCGGGGCGCGACGGCCGCTACCGACCGCAACAGTAATCCAGGAGAATACACGTGGCCATTACCATTTCCGGTTCCCCCTGGTCGGGGTCAAACCAGAGCCCAGCCTATACGGGGATCTTCATCCCGGAGCTTTGGTCGTCCAAGCTGATCGAGAAGTTCTATTCCGCCACCGTTATTGGCGCCATCGCCAACACCGACTATGAGGGCGAGATCCAGAGCTTTGGCGACAAGGTGCATATCCGCACCAAGCCGACGATCACCATCCGCGACTACCAGGTCAACCAGGATCTGGTGATCGACCGCCCCAGCTCGAACATCGTCGACCTGACCATCGACTACGCCAAGTATTTCAACGAGGCGCTCGATGATGTCATGGAGACGCAGAGCGATATCAACCTGCTGAGCCTTTGGTCCGACGATGCCGCCCAGCAGATGAAGATCACCATCGACACCCAGCTGCTGGGCCTGATCGATGCGGGCGTTGCCGCGGCGAACAAGGGCGCGACCGCGGGGCGCATCAGTGCCAACTTCAACCTGGGCACCACCGGCGCGCCGGTCGTGTTCAGCCCCACCACGGCGCTGAACTCCATCGTTGACCTGGGCACCGTGCTCGATGAGCAGAATATCCCGGAGACCGGCCGCTGGATCGTCATCCCGCCCTGGGCCGCTGGCGACATCAAGAAGTCCGATCTGCGCAACGCCTCGATCTCGGGCGACGGGCAAAGCCTCTTGCGCAACGGGCGCCTGGGCATGATCGACCGCTTCACGCTTTACTCCAGCAATCTCTTGCCGACGGCGACAGAAGGATCAGCAACGGCGTTCCGTATCTTTGCTGGTCATCCCCATGGACTTACGTTCGCAAGTCAAATCACCAAAATGGAGACAATCCGCTCAGAACGTTCTTTCAGCAATCTGATGCGCGGCCTCCAGGTTTACGGCTTCAAGGTTCTCGACGGCACCGCCGTCACCGAGCTCTACGCCGTCAGGGGCTAACCGTTGTTCACGACT